GTGCCAGCAAATGACATAGCGTCCTTTACGATCTGGGCTATGATAGCCGTTTTGCCCGATCCAGTGGGAGCCACGATCAATGGATTATCGCCAGACTTGCCTGCCCAATAATTGTACAAGCCATCGACAGCTTCTTTTTGGTAATCGCGTAATTCAAAGGTCATTTTACAATTTTCCCCAGAAAGTCATCAGCATCTTTTTGCGCTTCCAAGATTTTCTCTTGGGTCATAATTGGCACACCTATTTCGTCATTGTCCAAATCGGCTGAGATGTTATCTGCAACATTATTGGACACACGATCTTTTATTTTATCCCATTCCAAATTTAACCCAAACATGCCAAGCAGCACTGTAAATATACAGGCCATTTCTTCCTGCTCAATTTCGTCTGGCAAGGTTAAATACAGAGCATTAACGATATCCATCATCTCATCTGGCGTCTTCATTTAAAAAATTCCTTCAACCGTTTGTTGGCATCCAATTTAATCTGATCTTCGTACGTGTCGTAAGACCATTTTGTTTGAGAGATTTCTGACTCAAGGTAATTAATCATGTGATTGATCGATCCTTGCAGCGCATAGTGATCAACAGCAGGGAGAAGTTGAACGCTTAACAATGGACGCCTTACTAAAAAAATAGCATTTCTTGCGGCATTAAGCGGAAACGTAATATTTGTTATTTCAGTCATTAAACTTCTCCCTCAATTCTTCGCTGTTGTCTTGATTGCGAATGACGCCCTGTGGAGTCTGATACTCCACAAAATCATCGCCAGCGTCTATGATCTCCCAATCGTCAGGCACCATAAACGGATTAAACAGGTGGCCCCCTGCGCCCTCCTTGCGGCTCCAAGTGCCGTCCCTTTCTGGGGTGCTGTGGGCGTCCGTCCGATTATTAACCTCTGGCAATTCACCACCGTGGCAAATCGGAATGTACGAGCAAAACCGACAAGCAAACTTTGACGGGTCGTGGCTGATTTTAGACGGTGGCTTTTCATCAAAAATGATATTGCTGGCCTTGCTGATTAGCATCTCACCCTCTGCCCGATCCCGCTTGATCCGCTCAGAATAAATCTCATCGTTATTTTTATTCACCGCAAAGAAATAGCAACGATCAATGTCAGCCAAATGCATCCCGACTTGGCACTGCGCCCAGTAGATCGGCTTGCTGATCCTGACGCCTTTCATCTTGGTTTGGGCAAACGACTTGTCATTCATTGTCTTGAACTCCAGCGTATGCGGCTTTTTGCTTTCTGGAAAGCCAATGCCTATGCCGTCCAACGACAGAGCAAAGTGACCCCCACAGGCCGTGTAATTAATCTGTCGGCCCGTTTCTGGATCGACCTCCCACACCTCAACGCCAATCGCCCGAAGGTTTGCCACGATCCGCTCTTCCTCGCGGTCACCCGTTTCAAACAGGCGTAGCATACGCCCCTCAAAGCTCTGCGAGAGCGCATGGCGAAACTGATACCACAATGCCCTAAAACACGGGTTGCCTATTTGAGAGCCGCCCAGATGCGCTCTGTGGCCGTTATCGCGGCTTGCCTCGTAGTGTTCGTAAATGGCCTTGACCGTGGGCGATGGATTGTATTTTTCAAGGTTCATCTCGACAGTTCCTTCTCCATCACGTTAACTGTATCCTCAAGGCTGATAAATTTATCTGGCGTTTCTTCATCAGTCACTTCGTGCCTTGCACCTGTAAACTCAAACAAAGAGTTTCTATGCAAACCAGCCAAGCCAACTTTCACTTTATAATCGTTCCAGATAAATTCACGCAGACCACGAAAGTGCGTCTTGATAAACGTGCCGTTTTTGCGTCTGTGGCCGCGCACAATGTGAAATATTTTCTTTGTGTTTCCATTTTCGTTAACCACTTTCTTGCGGTCAGCAAAGAAATATGGTGTGCGAAGCATGTCGATGGAAAAAGACACAGAGTGTTTTTTCTTGCTTACACGAACTGTAATGCCATTTTCTTGCATCATTGCGCCTGACACTGCCAACCAAAACAATTCAGTAATAAATTCTTCTGGTGTTATTTTGTGATAGCTCGACATATCCAACAAATACTTCGGCCAATCCCACTGCATTCTGACGTAGCCGTGGCTGTTTTTTATTTTATAATGCTTTGGCTTGCATATTTTTAGTGGGGTCACGATGCCCTTATCTGAGACACTCAGGTATGCGTAGTCCATCGCAGCGTTTTTGTTTTTGTCCATAAAAATCAGACCGATTTGAAATATCTGCTGATTACTACCTTGCACGTTAAAGGGTCGTTTTTGTTTTGAAAAAAACATAAAACATAACTGAGCAACGATATCATCGTCAGATCGATCATTTACTTTCATTTGTTTTGTTTCATCGTCCATTGCAAATGAACCAAATTTATTAGGCAAATGAAAACATCCAAATGATGGAAGTTTCTTAAAATTAGCAGTGCGCTCTGCGCTAAAAATTGCATCCTTGGACATCACAGAGCAGCCAATACGGCTAAACATTTTATAATGTTCTGGGTCAGTTTTTTTAAAAAGTGGTAGACAATCAAATGCACTGTCTAATCCGTCGAGCAAATCACCCAGATAATAGTGCGCCCCATAATGATCGGCGCTGCGCCGTTTGCTTTTTTTGCGCTTCTTAATTACCTTCTTAATAGGTTTGCGAAATAAAGACCTCAACCATTCCAGTAATTTTTTCATTTTCCCTCTCCTCTCTATTTGTAAAATGGGGCAGCAAAAGCCGCCCCATCGCAAAACAGATTATCGCTTCCAAGGTGGCGTTGACGATGCCGCTGAAGCCGCCGCAGGGGCCGCTGTAGCAGCGCCGTTGGTTTTGGCACCTGAGTAGCCTTTAATCTCATTAGAGGCGCTGTACGGGCCTTCTGCGGCCTTGACCGCCACCTTCACCACCAGAGGCTTGTCATGCAACTCGCTGCTGTCTTGGGGCGTCATAACGCCTGTCGCGTGGCATATGGCCGACAGAGTGCGCTGTGCTATGTCAACTGCAATTTGGTTCGGATTGTTTAAATTCAACCGATCTATCAATTTGCGTCCAGCATACTGGCCCTCAACAATTTCCAGCCCAAGCTGAAGATACGAGCCAGTCATCGCCTTGGTTGGCTTCTCCTCACTTTCGACAATCACTGCCGAATAGTTTCCCGCTGGAAGCGGCTCGTATGTTGCGGCTGGTTCAATAGCCGCTGCGTTAAAACCATTTAGTTCCATGTGATTTCCTTTCACTCTGCTACAAAATCTGCAAATGGGTTGCGGTCAAACGTGAAGGCCAGAGGCTCACTGATGTTAAACCGATTTTTTGTGACGCTCGACGCTTGGGGGTGGCAGATGATCTCTCGCTCCCCCGTCGAAATCGCACGTTTCTTGTCGCCATCACCGCCACGAACAAATGTCTTCAGTCGTATCATGCCCACCATATCGACATTGTCAGTGTAGTGAGGGATCGACTTCTTGTGCATACGCACGGTGTATCGTGCGTAGCTTTCTTGATCTGGAAGGTCGAGCATCTCAGTGTCGGCGTGACCGATGAAGACTATGTTGAGACCTTTTTCGTAGGCTAGTGATCCCGCCCATTCTCTGATCTGGCGATGCTTTTCAGCGGCTGCGCTGTAGCCAGCGCCGTACCCGCCGCCAGCTTGATTAATCGACTTGGCTTTTGGATCATTCGCCACAATCTCTGCCTCGACCATCGTCGCTAACTGAGTGATCGAATCAATCACCAGCGTCTTGTGGTCGTGCTTCTGTGTGGCAAGCGCCTCAATCGCGTCAAGCACGTCCTGTGTGGACGTTGCCAGTGGAAACAGGCTGACGTTGTCATTGCCTGCAAGACTGGCTGTGCCGTCCTCCGTCCGAATGAACACTGGGCTAGGCCACATAGCAGCCAATGTAGTCTTCCCCATTCCACCCTCGCCAAACAGAGTGCAGATAATAGGTCGCTGGCCGCTTGGCTTGCTCAGTGTTTTAAGATCAATTGCCATAATAATTCTCCCAACTTTTTTTGTCTGCTGCCAACGATGACATCTCTTTCAAAATTGCCTCTTGAGTTTCAACAACGTGCAAAAAATCGTATCCATCATGAACGTAATTGAAGATCAACAATGATTTATTGCCGTTTAAATCTTTATCATCACCGCCCCATGATTCTATCATTTTAACGTGATCTAAATTGACAGCGACAACATTTGTCCTTCCTACAGCTTTTGATCGCAAACGAACCCAACATGCCATTACTCAATCCTCCATGCCCGAAAACTTTCATCTTCCTGCTGTTGGCAACGCACAAGTAGCCCCATGCGCTTCGCTGTATTTCTGATGCTGGTAGCTTGCGTCTGGCTCTCAAGCTGAACGCTGTCGCCAATTTCCATTTGACGTAGCAAATCCTTCCATCTGCCTGACCTGTCCCGTGAGGGTGCCGTCATTGGCACCCCCTTCTCAATTTTAAACATTACCAGTCCCTCCCAAAAACAAGGCTAAACACCTCGTCCAAAATTTCATCTATGCTGCGGTTCATTTGCAAACTCCAAGTCTGGGTGGTCGCGCCACCGATTTAATTTACGCTCTAGCTTAATCTGTGCTGGGCTTTTGTGGTCACCGTTCATCACAGTGACACACGCTATCGCAGAGATCAGCATCTCTAGCTCGACATCAGTCAAACGCATTAAAGCACTTCAACCTTGACGCCGATTTTGCCAGCTTTGGTTTCAAAGGCAGGCGCGATTTTTGCCCACAATTTAGGTTCGTGAGCCAGCAAGTAACGACATCCAGCGGCATCCGCGCTGATTGTGTGTTTCACAGGCTGCAAATGTTGGGGTATTTTTTTTGATACCTTGTCCCAAACGATAGCATCAACTTTACGGCTGACAGGCTGTGTCAGCGTAATCTTATGGCCGTCCAATTTGTGGGAAATTGACCCCTCGTCTTTGACTTCAAGGGCCGCTGCGATCTGCTCTTCAATCGCGTGGCGCTTTGCTGTCAGCGCCTTTTCTTGAGCTTTTATATCCAGCCAATCAGAGGCAAGAATATCAAGATTGATATTGTCCATTTCGTTCTCCATTTTTCATTCACACTTTTTCTACACGCCGATCTTTACTAAATGGTTTTCAACATGTAAAGCTCTTTTTTGAAAATATGCAAAATTGGAGACTACTATGGACGATATGATACCTCTGGAGACAATAAGAGACGCCCTGCAAGATCGACGTTTGACGGTTGTGGCAGAGAAATCTGGGCTGTCGCACCCCACCGTAAAGGCTGTGGCGACAGGCAACGAACGAATCAGTTTGAACACATGGAGGAAATTGTCAGATTATCTCACCGTATATAAATAGAAGGTCAAAAAAAAATGACTAAAGTGGAAGAGTATTGCGAGAAGCTGGGCTGGTATTTGGTCACGATACCCGCTGGCACAAAAGGCCCAACCCGCTTTGGCTGGCAGAAGCCAGAGCAGGCATTGAGCGATCCAGAAGCGGCCAGAAAATATTACGAGCAAAACCCAACGCACAACGTGGGCCTGCTTCATGGGGCGTCTGGAACCTGTGCCGTAGACATCGATCATGTGGAACACACCAAGCTGATTTTTGAAGAACTGGGCATCGATTTTTCAGAGCTAATGCAGTCGGCCCCCCAGATTATTGGGCGCGAAAATCGTGGCAAGCTGATCTTCAAGGCACCGCCCGATTTAATAACCCACAAAATATCGTGGCCCGTCGAGGGCGATCCCAGAAAAACAGAGGTGGTCTTTGAGCTTCGCGCTGGGGCCGTGCAGGATGTCCTGCCGCCATCGATACATCCAGACACGGGCCGTCCCTATGAGTGGTCTGGTCGATCTATCTTCGATGGCTTGCCAGACCTACCGCCGCAGCTACTCACAATCTGGAAAGAGTGGGATAAATTTCGGCCACAGATGGTGGCGATCTGCCCGTGGCGGCGTGAGCCAGAATATCAGCCACCGCGCAGGCCACGGCCAAAGGGTGACGGCACATCTGTCATCGACGCCTTTAATGAGGCCCATGATATGCACAGCCTTTTAAAACAATACGGCTACAAGCAGACCGCCAAGGATCGATACCTGTCGCCCAACAGCACATCCAAGCTGGCGGGGGTCAAAGTATTTGATGATGGCCGCGCATATAGTCACCATGCTAGTGACCCTTTCGACAGCGCCCACAGCTTCGATTGCTTTGAGTTGTGGTGCCAGTATGAACACATGGGAAACGTCACCAAGGCTGTCAAAGACGCCGCTGCGTTTCTCAACGTGACCAACAATCCAGATCACGAATATGATGAAGAGGCGATCAAGCACGGCGCAAAAGTGGCGGCATCAATTATGTCCACACCAGCAGCCAAGACAGAGCCTCTGGGTAATATCCCAGATCACCTGCTGTCAGTGCCCGGTGTATTGCAAGACGTTGTCAATTATTATTCGGTCACCGCAATCAAGCCACAGCCCCAGTTTGCGGTGCAGGCGGCTCTGGCATTTGGATCGACAGTAATGGGCAGACGCTGGGTGACAAACCAGCGGAACTTCTCCAGCTTGTATCTGCTCAACATTGGTGAGACAGGATCGGGGAAAGAACATACCAAGACCGTTCTGGAGCGGCTACTTGAAGAGGCGGGGCTAGATGAACTGATCGGGCCAGCAGGATACACTAGTGGTGCAGGCGTGATGTCCACCCTGACCAAGAAGCCAGTTCACGTCAGCGTGATTGACGAGATGGGCCGTATGCTCAAGTCAGCAGCGGC